AGGGCAGCGGTCTCCTGTAAAAAAAGCTGTAAAGAATTGACCTACCCCCCCTATCATACCAAGGGAGCACGAAAGCTCCCCTGGCATCCTTCCGACTATCTGCCGGCCTCTATCTCAAGCTCTAACCGCAACCATTGGTCCTGGTTGCGGCTGCCAGTCTTCAGGGATGAAGATCTAGTGGTACGATGTTCTCTAAACGTACCATCGGCGCATCGGTGAAATTTCCGCCCACCGAAGGTCAGGCTCTTGCCATCCGCGGCCAAGGTGGGCCGCCCGTTGTTGCGCTCTGTGTTCATTGCTGAACGTTCCATGGTCATCCTCCTTAGATGTGCCCCGCCTGCTTCGCGGATTCTAAAAAGTATTCGATGCGTCCAAAGCCAGATAAGATGCAAACATCTAAGGTGTGCAAGGTAACGCCAGAGTCCTCAAGGTGAAATCTAATTGCCCTTTCTTTCTCAAAGGCCACCAAGAGTTTTTTAGCCGCAGCCGCCATCTCTTTGACGGTCTTTGCGTATTCCGGCCTGGCCTCGGCACAGAGTTGTTGGGACAACGTATTTTTTAGGCCATTCATTTCCCGTCGATGCTGATCTATCGCCAGTCGAAGTACCTTGCGCCTGAACCGGAGTTGACGTTCATGCTCATCGTTACCAGTATTAGGCAAGGCCACCTCTGCTCCCCTAAGCATAGCCTCGGCCGCATCGGCAAAAACGTCACGGTCATCATCGCTAGTACGGTGAGCTACCAGTCGGGAAATTTCCTGGTCAACCTCAGTGTACTCATCTTGCAGCTTTACAAGTTTCTGTTCTGCTTCCAGCCATTCAGGAATGTCTTTCAATGTGCGAATCTTATTCACGTTTTTTCCTCCATGTCTTCACGACAGTGATTGAAGTTGATCCCAGCCCCGTGCCGGAATCATTCAGTCCTCAACAAATCGTGGCCGCTGATCTGTTAGAACAGTGTCCACTTGTTCGAGTAATACATTTGCCTCGTTGATCATGTCCTTGAGGGCAAATTTCAATTCAACCAAATCTCTTGCTTTCAAAGCGTTGCTTTTCATGTGTAACCAAGCGCAACGCTCTTGGATGCTTAATGCCGCCATAAAATTACCTGTTTCAGTTGATTGTCATTTTTGAAATATCTATTTCAGAAAGCAGAGCAAGTTCTAATTTCTGCTTTCTGATTTTTGAATCTATATTCAAATTCCTGATCAAGTTGATGTGCCTTGCAATAATCTTCATGGCACATTGTTCGTAAGCTTCATTTGAAAGGGAATTTCCAGATCGGTGGCGGAGTTCCACTTCTGCCAACTTTAAAGCCACTAGGAACAATTCTTCAGGTCTGGCGCCTTTTATAGTTTCCATCACTTTTTGCATGGACTCCTCGCCGCCGCATGGATTTGATTTTTTCATCACCATGGAGAAGTCCTCCCAACACCGTTATACCCTCGGTTTAATCGGTCCTGCTGCCGGCGTTCAAGCGCATCAACGATAACGTCAATGTTCATCCCGTCAGCTGATTGAGTGACCTTTGCCGTGGTCCCTGCAGGCGCATTGTTCACCGTCACATTGATTGTTGGCGATGCCATTTGCGCTTTCACCCCGAGATCGCCGTTATTTGTCCTGGTGAGCGGCATGATCGCCTCTGGACCAGACTCGGCAAAGACGCCTGCACCTGTGGCAAAGGCAAAGAGCTTGGGAGTGTCGTACACGCCATTGGAGTAGGAAGACAGGCTTGGTGAAGTGTAAACACCACCTTGGGCATTGGCGGATAAGCTACCAAGAGCTGTGCTAAGTGCGCCGGCCGATGGACTGGTTATTGTCTGTTGAATGGTGAGCCTGGCAATATCTTTCAGGATCGATTCAACCATACCTGAAAACTCGATCTTGCCGGTGGTGACGAAATCGGCCAAGGCGTCTGCTGCTGTGTCGAACCCATCTACTATCGAATCTGATATGCTAGCCCCAGCGCGATTTGCTTCAACCGAGACCCTCATTAATCCAGCAGTCACGTTATCGGAAAATAGTGTACTTGATTCAAGATCGCTTATTTTGGCCGCTGTCAGCTCTTCCAGTGCCCTTGCCGTGCCAAAGATAGAGGTCTTCAAAGCCTCCTCTGTCAGTGCCCCAGAGATATTCAATTCGTTTAATTTCATTTGCTCAGCCAGGGCCACCCTAGTGGCCTCAGCCTTTTCTTTGAGAGCGTCGGCAAAAGGGGTCAACCGGTTTTGCTGCTCAGCGCTGGAAAGAAGAGGATTTGCTGCAAGCTCCTTTTGCATGGCGGAGAAATCTTGCTGTGCCCGTGTTAGTTCGGTTTGAGCCTTTGAAACGATCTGGCCCGATTCGGCCAAAGCGGTATTGTATTGATTGATCACTTCCCGGCCTTCGGCAAACTCTCTGTTCCGGTCAGCGAGAAGACGGGCAACTTCACCTTGGCCGGTAATGCTGTAGTCTAAAGTCAATGATTGCATATCGATCCGGCTATCACTTGCTACACTTACCCATTTTTCCAAAACCGAGGTGCTTTCCTTATAAGCCCCTACAAGATTGCGGGCCTCTGCCACGGTCTGGCGGAGTTCTGCACGGTGAATTTTTGATGCCGCTGACGCACTCTTTTTCGCGTTGCCAAGTTTGATTGTTGCGGTGGTGGCCTTATCAAGCTGTGATCCTGTTGCCTGAGCTGAATCACCGAGTTTTTTCTGTGCCTCTTCAGCCGCCTTCAACTGCCCTTCCAAATCCCTGACCTGCTTATTGAGCGCCGCCATTTTAGGGGCAACACCCGGCGTTGAATCGCTTAAGCTTGCAAGTTCTTCACGTGTCTCTTTGAGCTTTTTCTTGATTTCAGCGGTCCCATTGTCGAAATCAGTCATCCACTGTTTCAGCTCTTTGGGATTCATGGTCGCAAAATCGGTTAAATCAAGAACTCCGGCTGCAACGGCAGAGACACCTTTGACAGCGTTGACGAAATTCGCAACTCGTTCAGTGGCCCACCCGGCGGCCTCAGCTGCCCCGCTGAACAGGTCAATGATTTCGGTTTTGTGTGAATGAATTGTGTTGGAGAGGTCAATAATAGACCCCGCAAGGCTTTTGGTTGATCCGGTCACTTTGTTTCCATCGGCAACCAAGTCATGAAAGGTATTTCTAAAAACCGTTGCGGCCTGCCCTACCGTGGTTTCCATGGTGGAGAACTCGGCATTGACGCCCTTTGCCTGCGACAGCAATGCATTCAAAATCACATCCGTTGACAGCTTCCCCTCTTTCCCATACTCTCGCAGTTTGCCAATAGTTACCCCAAGGCCATCCGCAATCATCCTCGCAACACGGGGTGTTTGCTCAAGAACAGAGTTCAGTTCCTCACCACGCAGGGCCCCACTTGCTAACCCTTGGGAAAGCTGAATCATCGCCGCCGCCGATTCCTGTTGAGTGGATCCGGAAACGATCAACGCCTGATTGACACCTTTGACGATATCAAGAAGGTCTGATTGCGGGATCTTGGCATCTTTGGTGGCACGAGCGAACCTGGCGTATATGTCAACGAGCCCCTCATAGCTCCCCCTCGTTTCCTGTGCGATTTCAAACAGTGACTTCTCTGTCTGTTTCAACTGCTCTTCTGAGTCGGTTACTAAGCGAAGACGACCTTCAAGAAGGGTGTAAGTGTCGGCTATTCTGATCAGGTTGCCAATGCTTGACGCTGCTGAAGAGACGGTGAGGTAGGCCATGGCGCCCTTGGTCACGTTGCTCAACGAGAATAGCGATCGCTCAGCTGATTTCGACGCCATTGTCACCTTGGCTATTTGCGTAGAGGAAAGGCCAAACTGCTGACCTAGTTTTCTAATTTCTTTCTCAGAAAGATTGCAGGCTGTAGCGATGTTCCGAAGAGAATTTACCTGAGAATTTGCCGCCTGTGTCTGCAAGAGACGTGATTGCAGTGAGCCAAGTTCCTTCTCAGTGAGCCCGGTAATGGAATTTAGCCCTTTGAGATCGACACCAATTTTTTCAAAGACCTCATGAGCAACGCTTGAAGCCCGGTTGAGCGTGCCAAAGTTACCCACCAGAGAGTTTATGCTGCTGGTGATCTTTGAAGGTGACAGGGCGTTATTGAGCGCGTTCGATATATTCAGTGCCTCTGAAGAGACAATTTGTTTAGCCTGCTTGATATCCTTCTGCAGCTTGGAGTAGTCGCCTTTGATTTCGACATAAATTCCGGGAAGATTTGTACTTGATGCCATGATTTTCCTCTAAGTTGTTTGTCTCAAAACGGATCGCATGGTTGCGCCGTAGGGGGTTCGTATCGTTGCCCACAAGTTCGTGGCGTAGCCTTCTGTTTCCGCTGGAAAGCAACCGTGTCGCCGTGGATCTCCACCGCCCAGGCCGTGACCGCAAATGAGTTGCGCCACTCCCCGGTGGACTCATCCTTCCAGCTCGATATAGTCAACGTGCCGGTGGCGGTCAGTCGATCCCCTGGCCCAGATGCAACGAGCAAGTGCTCGGCTACGTTGCCGTGGGCAATTACCCGGAAGCGATCTTGCCGGACCTTGAGCAATACCTCGGCCATTGGCGCGCCGGATTTGGTGGTAATCTTGCGTGTGCGGTCTACAGTGCCAGTTAAACGGCACTCATTGGCGTCTTGGTTTTTCTTCACGTCACACCTCCCTGAACCTGCAAAAATGCCCCTCGAATTTTAGATCAATTTTTCCGGTGGGACCGTTGCGGTGTTTGGCAATGATCAGCTCGGTCTTGCCAAACATCGGTGAATCTGGCCCGCATTCGATGCGATACAACAGACCAACCATGTCAGCATCTTGTTCGATGTCGCCGGACTCCCGCAGGTCAGATAATCGCGGGCGTTTACCTTCCCGGTCTTCTACCCCCCTATTGAGCTGCGCAAGGCCAATTACCGGTACGTTCAAGTCTTTGGCCAGCGCCTTCAACGCCCTGGTTACGTCTCCAACTTGCTGTTGCCTGGTATCACCCTTGCCCTTGACCAACTGCAGGTAGTCAATGATGATCAAGTCAACCTTCCTTCTAATAGCTGCAGCCCTGGACCTTCCTACAATCTGGCCAATTGTCAGCCCACCGCTGTCGTCAATGCGAATGGATAGACGTTTAAGCATGGCGCCGGCACTATTTACCCACTGCTGCTGCCGGTCATCAAGCTGCCCCCATCGGATTGACTGCAGGTTTACCGAGGATGCCGCCGAAAGCATCCTCTCGGTGAAATCCTCGGTCTGCATTTCCAGGGAAAATATCAGGACGTGCCCCCCCTGTTTTCCAACCTCAACCGCGATGTTACCGGCCAATGCGCTCTTCCCCCCGCCAGGTCGACCACCGAAAACGAGCAATTCTCCACCCCTGAGCCCTTGTTTAATCCGATCAAACGCCATGATCCCTGTGAGTATTCCTGGCTCAATTTCGCCTTTTCCACGCGCCTCAATGGCCTGCATGGTTTTATCCATAGCTATTCGCATTCCGACCGCTTTACCTGCCTGTGCATGGTCAGTGATAAATTTTTGAATGTGGCGCTCGGTCAGTTCTTCGGGATCAGCCAAAGGTGAACGGGACTCCATTACCAGGGCCTCACCGGCATGAGCGAGCCGCTGCAGGCGTGCCTGGCGTTTGATCTCAGCAGCCCATTGCCGAACATGCGCAGTGCCGAAAATTGGATTGTCTGTGAGGGAGGAAAGCAACGTTGCGTCAACCTGGCCCGCAACCATCGGATAGATAGTTGTCATTTCAGGGACTCCTCCTTGCAGCACTATTTCACGGATCGATTTTAATATGATGCGATACGTTGGGTGCTGTATGTCGTCAGGGATAAGCAGCTCGGTAGCTGTAACGGCGCTCTGCATATCCACCAGGCAGGCACCTATGAGGCAACGTTCGGCCTCGATGCTGTTTTGTTTCAATGTCTCGTTGATTTTCGTCACGCTTCCACCTCATAGGCTGAACAGGTTTCATTTTTACCCTGGCACTGGTCCCCGTGGTGCCTGCAGGTCTGGCAAGTCTTCTGAGCAGTGTTTCCAGCTTCGTCCATCCATCCACCAGCGCGTAACCAGGTCGCGGGATAGGGGATGTATTGACCACTATTTTTAGTCCAATCTGGTGAAGTGGTGGCCCGTTTCAATCCGGCCATAATCTCACTGAATATGGAGTCGCCCTTAACTTGCTTCCATGTCTTCTGTGCATCGACCTTGCTTTTCTTCCGAGGGTAGGCTTTCCAGAACTCGTCGAACTCTGTGCTTTCGCCTGCGCTTTTGCGCATGTTTTTTTCTTTATTTCTTTCTTCTTGTTTTAAGAGATTACCTTCATGTTTCCTTCGTAGCGAAATTCCGTTGCCTTCGTCGTTGCCTTCATCGTCTTGCTGCATCTGATATTTGTTGTAATTTAGGACAGTTACATGCAGACCGCGTGTTGCCCTCGTCGTTTCTATCATAAGGGCGTTTTTTAACCTTCGTATTGCCTTCGTAAGCTGAGGTTTTGAGTATTTCTCAACCCGGAAACCAACTGTCCAGGAAAGCGCCTCTTGGATATCGTCAAATGCGAAAAATCCACTTCCACGCTTGAATTTTCCGTTATTGGCATGGTTGACGTTGCGGAGCAAGTAGAACCACAGCTCACGTGTACACGGTGGAAAATGGGCAGCTTCCGAGCAATCGAAACAGCGGTAAAGTTTTATCCAACCGGCCACAGACTCACCGCTCTTCAGTTTACAGCCGATACTGTGGCGCTTGGGAAAGGTCGATCATTCAACACCTCCCCGGATTTACCGTGCCGTAACCGGTGATTCTCATCATTGGTGGCCTCGGATCGGATTTAGGCGGCAAAAACATTGATTTCTACGCCATCTGCATACTCATCGAGCCAAGGGATTGTGTAAAAAACTCGGCTACGTACTTTCTTGTATTTGGGGCCGCAAGAGCGGTGGCGATAGACCTCGAGGCTCGATGCTGCCGTAGGGACACCTTTGTAGATCGTCAAGTAGGCGGCGGCGGCTTTGGTGGTGACGGATTCAGGATTAACTACGCCTATAGTTTTGAGGAATTCTGCAAGGTCAGGCGAAATCATAACCACTTCTTTTTTACGTTTAATTCTGTCCGGAATTTTTCCGTTGCTTAGCTTGGTCATGGTGTTTTTTCCTGTTGGCAACCCTTCTAATTGATTTTGGTATATACAAAGAGTATGATTAAACAAATTTAGAGTTAATCAGATGCGATAAGATTAGATCGGATTAGATAGGATTTCAAGGAAATAAAAATGATGACTTTGTCTGAATTTCTAAATGATGAAAAAAATCAAGGACTTGTTCTTGAAAAAATCATTGAAGCTCTAAGAGAGCGGGGAGAGTGGGGGAAATACGGGATATTTGCAAAGATTGCCGATCCAATTGGATTCTCTCAATCTTATGTATCGAAAACGCTGAAAGGAAAGATGCCTATCCGTGAAAATTTTGTTGAACGAATGGCTAAATATTTAACAGTTGAAACGTCTTGGCTTACCGGTGATGATGACAGTTCTTACCAGGACGCGACGATCGATTATCACGCCAAACATCATCTATTTACTGCTGAAGAAAGATATGAAAATTCGGTGAAAATCTGTAAAAAGTATAGTGAGTTAATCGAGGTATTCAGGAAGGTCCCAACTGAAGAGAAGGGAATAGCTATTGAATTGCTAAAAGCGGTGTGGCAGTCTGAGTCAGATTCCTCAGAGCCACCGTCAACTTATTCTAAGCTCTGATACAACCAGTCTCCGGCAAGAATAGATCATTTATTTACCATCTCTTTTTCCTGCTCAGCTCCATTGGTATGAGCAGAAATGATCTGCTCCGCCAGGTTCGCTGCCCGCTGTTGTGCTTCTGGCAGGAAGTGAGCATACCGCCGGGTAATATCACTGCTCTTGTGAGTGAGAAGTTGACCGATCTGGTCTAGGTTGAACTCGCCGGAGCTGGCGAGGAGAACGGCATAATGGTGGCGTAGTCCGTGAAACGGTCGGAAATGTTTGGGCAGGTTGGCTACTTTCTTGATGCGGTCGATTGCTCCGCATTCCACACGTTGCTTTCCCAGAACTCCCGGAAAGATATATCCATGATCATCCCAGGCTGGCGCAGGCCGGGTAGTGTTGCGGTATCGCTTTTCCCGGCGCTGCTGCTCATCTTCAAGGAAGGCGAGCTGCTGCTCGATCAGCTCCCGCACCAGTGGCGACATAGGCACCACAGCATCCTTTCCACCCTTGGGCCCGGCAATGGTGAGGAGGTTATGGTCGAAGTCGATGTGTTCCCGTTTCAGCCGAAACAATTCTCCCCGGCGTAACCCTGAGAACATTGCCACTTTCACCATACGAGCAATATCCTGCCGGGGCCAGTTGTCCAAGGTTTCTATCAAACGGGTAGCTTCTTCGGCGGTGAGGAACTCGGTTTTCACGTTATTGACCTTGGGAAACTGAATCCTGAATCCAAGGCGCGGGCAAAGGCCATGCTCGGCACCATGATTGACCACCCGGCGAAGAAGACGAAGTGCATGATCAACGGTGGCTGGCGCCAGTTCCTTTTCCTTCATGTTGCGCTTAATACGCTCTATGTCGAGTGGGGATAGCTCTTTGACGCTCTTGTTCTCAAGAGAGGTAAGATATAGCTCCCATCGGCGCACATCGGTTTGACGGCCTTTTAATGCCTGCCCTTTAGTGCTGTTGAAATAGTTATCCTTGACCTCTTTTAGAGGCCGATTGGTTTTTTGTTGCTCTGCGCGAATATCACGGCTGGTTTTGACTTCTCCTTGGTGGCGCCCTACCCTGATCCGCTTTGCCCGCAACTCAGCGGCGAGCTGGGGAGTATACCCTTCGGATAGCCACCCCACTTTTTCAGTCGTTTTCTTCCCATCTAACTTGAATGTGATATACAGACAGGTATCGGGCTTTCCGTTGTATCGTTTGCTGGTTGAATCGTAACCAAAAACTCCTTGGTACTTCTTTATCGGGTATTTTTTCGATACCATTTCTCCGAACCTACAACCGATTGTTCATGTTGCGGCCTATCGTTTCGGGTTATAGGTTGAAAAACTTTTGTGCCCCTATTGTGCCCCAAACGATTAAAAAACTACCTGCCGTGTAAGATTTACAGGAAAAATAGTAAAAAATAAGATTGAAAAAATCAAGATAATAAAGGATGTTACGACTAGGTAAGAAATATAGGAAAATATCAAAACAGGGCCTTCTAAGCCGTAGGTCATAGGTTCGAATCCTATCTGGCGTGCCAGTAAATACAGCCACTTAGTAAATTTTTACTAAGTGGCTTTTTTTATTTTGTGCCCCTATTGTGCCCCATAGCATAGAAAATGGAATTTTAGAAACCCTATTTATCCTTGCCCCAGCTTTAAAGGGCCTGGTTCCAAATTGCACAAACAAGAGCTACAGAAGGAGGAAGATTGTCAAGCCCACTCTGGGGGGAGAACTTAGGGAAGATTTGAGAGGGGGGATGTCAAACAAAGCACATCGGTTTTGATATATCAAGGTGTAGTAGCCGCGACAATAGAATCAGAAAGATAATCAACATTAGAATAGCGTATTAAAGTGTGAATATCTGAGAGAGTGACTTCAGTAACACTTTTTACGTCTACTCCAAGCGGTATAATATGGACTCCGAAGCGGCCAGCAAGTTCAGCTCGGGTCACTGTTTTATCTTTATCGGCTGGGTCTTGAACCTTATCAGTGAAAATCTGTTTTATAACAGAATCTTTCACTTCATCGGGGTCAATATCTTCATTGACAACTAAGCATAGCTCTAATTGATAAGGAGGATTGAGCTCGCCAACAGCGCAAAAAAATTCTTCATCACTGTCGGGACGAATGGAAAAGTATATTCCGTACAAATGCTCCTTAAACTTCGGTATCTTATTATCAAAAACATCTGCTAACTTAGATTTTTTTATAGCCTCATTAAACTCGTCAGGCAGTGTTGTCCTCGTATAGCTACGAGCTAACCATCCTGAAAATTTATCCAGCCACTGACTTTTATAGCCATCAGTCTCTACATTGCCAATATCTACGATTTTATATTCTGGGGCCTCTAGCTCTGCCAGTATACAGCGCTTGCACCAGATCCGTTTTTGAATATCTATTTCTAAAAATATATTTTTGTCTTTAGAAATAGCTGTTGCGTGAAAAATTCTTGGATGATCGCCTCTTGACTCCTTAGCTTTCAAGGAATCAACCTCTTTAGCAGCAACTAATTCAAAGACAGGAACATTATCAAAAGACGGATTATAGAGATTGCAGGTTTGACTCGCTATAACCCACCACGTTTCAGAGGGGATAGAATCATCAATTACGCCAAGGGAACCTCCATTTACCAAGGCCCCCTGCCACCACTTTCTTTCTTTAATTTTTGTTACTATATCTTCTTGCAGGTCAGGTAAAATCTGCATGCTTTCCAATTCTTGATAACTTTTCACGATTGAACGTTCTGTCTTCTTTGTCCCACCGATTAGTTTTCTTAACAAGTCTTGGAGAAATTTCATGCAGTTTTTCTGTGAGCTCGCTATATAATTCCTGATCAGACAATTTTTCATCCTTGTAAATATCTCTAAAGGATTTGCCATTAAAAGGTATGTTCCAAACATTCTTGAGTTTTTTCAAGTCTACCTTTTGGGAAAAAGAGTCGATCACTGAAATAATCGTTTCAATTCTGCTATAATTGGAAGCTCTAGGGGCCACTCCATCATGCCAATCGTAAATAGTCTTCCTTGTCACACCAATAAAATCAGCAAGCTGAGTAACGGAAAGAGATAAATTAGTTTTTATTTCATCTAATTTACCAGTAATATCAGCAACCTCGACATCAGCATAATGTTTTTTCGTGGAAGTGCTATCCAAAATCAACAAAACCCTATTATCAACTTCAAGTTGGGCCTTGATTTGTTGCGCACCATAAGGGAGCGTAAGGAGTTGCTTTTGCGATGGAATATATTCACTTTGGTAATTTGCCAGAGCGTGTTGTTTATTCTCACAAAAAGCATCATAAACGTACTCAATGCATACTTCCCCAGGGCTGGTAACAGGAAGATCACACAATATCATTGTCAACCTCCATTTTTCCAGAATCCAAATGCTTTATCTGTAAAAACAGCCTCATGCCGAAATATCTTGTTTGCATTCCTATGAAGCTTATTTAGCTCATCCAAAACATTCTCTTTTTGCATTTTTTCTGGGTTCGGTTTTACCAAAAAAGAATCAATATCAAAAAGAGCCTGCCCCTTTTGAATTCTTGCTATAGTCAAAGGTTTAGTTATATCAATGCGGCTCATTGCCTCCAGTGGAATCAGTTCATCTGGGACCACAGGCGCACTAATATCAGTTATACATCGAATTCTAATTTTTGCACCATCGTACGTATAAATAGAAATGACAGCTGCATCTTCTCGTTCAAATCCAGATATTTTAGGGGCAAGAAACTCTGGATTAACATAATCATCCAAGGCCTCCCCCTGTTCTGTTTTAACCAAGTCGATATACCTTATACCCATATTCTCAACATGCATGAATTTCATGTATTTTTCGAGAACTTCAAGGACCTTACTAGTTTTTGCCTCGAAATCGGTATACCGAGAATAGCCTTTGCAAAACACAACCAACTGATTCGTTGCAAGTTGCACCACAAAAGTTCGGTCAATTGGCATCAACATCCACGCATTGCTTTCTTGAAAATCCTCTGTCGCGTGGCCAGAAGGGACACTTCTACGAATCCGAAGCATTTGAATCAAGGGAAGAAATTCTCTTAATTCATCATGAATCTCATCAACCCTTTTGGCCAACATCGTCCAGGGAGCAAATCGAATGGAAGCTAAAACATGCGTCAAAGGCGGATTATTAAGAATGCCAGTCCTGTCTATCATAGCTGCCAAAACCTTGAAAAATTGGTGAAATATGGATGCAATCTCTAACAAATATATTTAAATATACAGCAAACTATACAAATAGCAAGAGACCATACCTGCATTCTCAGAACGCCGTTATAACAGCTTTTTCCTTAACCTTTCTATATTCCGCGCGAGGCGCCATATATAGTATCGATAGGGATCAAACGCCTAATTTTGCCACTAACTTCGCCCCCCAAAGAATCTACTGTCTTTGTGTTTAAGAATTGTCGACTTCTCCAAGTCTTTCAGACCCTATTCACCATGTTTACTCCTTGGCCGTATATTGCAGGGAATCCCAACGCTTTCATTTTTTTCATGGTTGCAGCTCTCGCTCGCTCCAGCGGGGCCTCAATATCCTCATCCCGATTAACGAATCTTTCCATCCAATCGTCGAGGTCAGTAACCTTTATGCGGATTCCCCTGGCACTGATGCGCGCGTGTGGTAATCCTTCACCGATCCATCGGAGAATGGTCCACTTGCTTGTTGAAGTGTATTCACCTGCTTCTTTGGTGGCCAGCCATGCGGGTTGTATTTTGTCCCATGGCCTTTGAAGCTCTTAAAGCAGCTTAACGGGATGTCCACTCAATACGGGCAGGATCAACTCTATCCACAAATAATATCATTTCAAATGGTTGCGGAGTGATTACTGAGGTGCTAAACCATGAAGCAACACTTAACACCCCCATACTCTTCCACCACCACTAGCAACCGGCATAACCAGTGAACAAATCACCCATATTTTTCATCCTCATCTCTTCATTTCTCAGCCTCTCCCTTTCACCTGACGCCCATGCCGGGAACCAGTCGATAGATTCCTTTTCCAAGGCAAAAAAGATTCTCCAACAGCAAGTTTACCGTGATCACAGGACCACTGTTTACTGTGGAGCCACCTTTGATAAACATAAAAAGGTTTCCATCCCTCAAGGATTCACAACCACGAAACATAAGAAGCGTTCAGCGAAGATAGAGTGGGAGCACATCGTACCTGCAGAAAACTTTGGAAGAACCTTCGCAGAATGGCGTGACGGTGATCCTGGTTGTATCGATAGCAAAGGAAAGAGTTTTAAGGGGAGGCACTGCGCAGGGAAGATGAACAAAGAGTTTCGCTTCATGGAGGCCGACCTATACAACCTCTATCCAGCTATAGGCGCCGTAAATGCTTCTCGAAGCAATTACAACTTCACCATGCTGCCTGGATCCACTTCTTCTTTTGGTTCCTGCGATATGCGGATAGATGGGAGCAAGGCGCAGCCACCAGAGGCTGCCAGAGGAAAAATTGCCAGAACCTATCTCTACATGGATAATGCGTATTCAAGGTACAAGATGAGTTCGCAGCAAAGGAAACTCATGCAGGCATGGGATAAGATGTACCCTGCATCGGAATGGGAATGTGAGAGGGCAGCGAGGATCAAGAAAATACAAGGGAATGAGAATCGTTTTGTGGTGGATAGCTGTCGTTGATTCATTTCACATCACCACACAGGCAAAATAGAAATTTCACCTTTTTTACCTTCCGTGTGTATTTTATAGAGTAATAACAAGTTGCTATGAAAAGGAATTATTTGCTGATAGATATAGGAAAAGATATACTGATAATTACACTGATGCTTATATTGGTGTATTGGCCTATTGCTATAGTTAAAATTTGGTTTTATCTAGACAGAATTTCGCCAGCAGATTTAATACAAACAGCAATATTTTTTATTCTTACTCTAACTGTTCTAGTGATGCATTCAAAAAACAGACAAGATAAAGAAAAAGAAGAGTCTGAAAAATATCTTGATTATGCAATTAGAATGGGAGATGAAGCCCATACAATTCTTATTAATAAACAAGGAAAATTGACATCAAGCAGAAGATCTTGGGTTACATCAGCTAGACTGATAAAAAGATCTGCAAAGTTTTCTCAGTTAATTACTCTTGATTCACATAAAGAGATATATGAATCAGAAATTGATATACTGCGACATCGTTTTGGAATGCTCCTAAATATGGATGTCGGACAAAATCAATCATTTACTTTTTTTGCAGGAGATGGATTTCAAGATGTTTGGGAGAAAAGAAGGATAATTTATGAGGGAATTGAAAAGAAAATGATTCCATCGTCCGTATTTTCTACAGTTATTAGATTTTCAACATACCCAGATACTTTTGAAGATCCTCTCGATGATGTATACGATTTAACCGATGAGGAATTAAGGATGATATGGATTGGCGGGCATAAAGGGATTGTTAGATATATTATATTTAAAAGGCATTTTATTATAAAATTTAAATCTATCAGAACTGATCTCCCGAATAAAAATAATTGGCAGGAAGTTGACATTGACCAGGCAAAGATTCTTCTTGAACAAGAGCTTGATGAAATTATGCCTATAGTTTTATAGGTATAAATGCAACCAGCAAGCTGGAGATCTTGCAAAAAAACTAGACTTATCACATACTCAGCTTTCCTTTTCTTTGATCATTCATTTCCTGTTCCCGCTTCCGCGCAAGCAAAGACTTGTTCATTTGATCAAGAATATCAGTCGCTCTTTCTAAACCAATCTGGCCTGACTCCACCATTGAGAGCACGTTCTCGGTATCGCTTTTGCCGTTCTGCTGCTGTCATCGCTGCCATTGGCTCCCCCCTGTTTCGTTACAATGTAACGCTCTAAGCAAACAAAAAGCCCCACCGGTTTCCCGGAAGGGCTTCGTGGTGCTGCTGATGGTGCTGATGATCAGGCGTATTCTTTCTCAACAGTATCTTCCGGCATCCCAAGCACACGGCAAGCAGAACTTGAAATGAGCCCCGCCTTTCTCTCCATTTCTGCAAGCTGGTCACAAAGGCCACGTATTGCAGCAGGGCTGAGTTGTTGCCCACTTGCAGATTCATTGGCCATCGGCTTCAGCGTCTCCCACAAAAAATAGAGCTTGTTGCTTATTTTTCTAGCATCCAGGCGAATTTGATGAAGGTCGTTCTGCATGTCAACATTAAGGCCCTGAACTTGTTTTTCCATTATCTCACTCCTTTTCTTTTCGTTCGATTTCACGCCGCAGGCAATCAAGGGCGATGTCCACAATTCCAGGTACTCGATTTCCTTCCCTGAGCCAGTTTTGCACGGTCCGGTAAGGTGTATTGAGCAATTCGCTAAACAGCAGAAGGAAAGCAATATTCCGAGCAATTAACTTAATTTTAGTCCTGGTTATTTCCTTTGAAGGCCAGCACCTTCGGACTCTGCATCGGTCTAAAAAAACCTTCGCCAGCCACTTTTGCCGCCTCTGCCTGCTGTTCTTTTTTACCACCAGCACCAATTATTGGATGGCAATATTTGGCTGCCGCAATGGCCATCCTGTCGCGACGTTCGGCAGGCTCATTTGGGTCACGCATTACCTGCAGCATATGATCAAGAGGGCTTAAATTTTTAGCGTGTTTCTTTAAACCTTGACCAGGGCCCTTATTTTTCGCCGTTGCCATTTTTGCCTTTTCTTCCTTAGTCTCAGCATTCCGAGTATTGGCGCAAGATTGAGAGCAAAATTTACGTTTCTCGAATACTGTACGATCTTCAAGGCGACCGCTTTTATAACGTTTTCGGGTCAGCATTGCGCCACAACAGGCGCATTTCCTTTCTTCCATAACTCACCTGTGGCTTATGGGGTGAAAAACAGGATTTTTTCTCTGCGTGGG